AGCCATATTTTTGCATTCCTTTAGTCATTGATGATTTAGCCAAAGACCTGAGTTCGATACTAAGTCTAGCAAAGAGTCCTAGAAAGATTCAGAGCAAGAATGGTTCAAAGTTAGTTGTGTTTCCAAAGGTTAAGAGAATATCTGTGTCAGACGTTGAGGTTGACATTCCTGAACCAGTAGGAAAATTACCGATACTACCATGCTTACACAATGCGGTTATGGTGGAAAACCCTAGTCACTATGCTAGGGTATACCTAGTTCAGTGGTATCGAGACCTATTGACATTGGGTGAGAGAAACATCGCCATAGAACAAAGGGAACAAGTGCATACGACCATAATGAACGAGTTGGAGACAATAGCCTCCAAGGAAGACATATGGCTTGATTGGGACAATAATACTACTTCTAAGTACGTTAGAGGAATTGTAGATAAGGGATACAATGCCCCCTCTTGTTCTAACGTGCTTATCCCACAGGGATATTGCATAGGAAAGTGTTGGAGGTATTACGATGGAAAATAAATTGAAAATAGATAGTAGAGAGAATTCAGAACTATCTAATCATGTAGTAAAATACTGCGAACAATTCAATGTTAGGCATGAGAAAGTCTGGTTAGAGGTTGGTGACTATGTTTTTGATAACGTATGTGTAGAGGCTAAATCCTCTTTTGATTTTCTACAATCGGTAATCAACAAGAGGCTTTGGAATCAAATAGACAACATGGATGCTAATTTCCTAACTAATGTTGTGATAGTATATGGTAGTTTCAAGGATGCATTAGAGAATTATCTCTCGTATGTAAAACACAGTAACACCTTGAATCAGGCTAGACTACTTAGAAATAAATTCGATGGAGCATTTGGTAAGATTATCCTAGATACAGACTGCAATGTATTTTGGGTTCCATCTGCTTCTGAGGCTGCTAGATTGATAGTGGTCATTAGTAAAATGCAGCCTATTGACAGAGAGATACACACTCCGTCACTAGTTAGAAAGAGAATATCTACGTCCGATTTACGATTGGATGTCCTTTGTTCCGTGAAGGGAATCAGCATAAAGAAGGCAAAACAGTTGATTGCTAGGTTTGGTTCTTTGATGGAAATAGGTGAGGCATCAATAGATGAGATATGTGAGTTAGAAGGATTCGGTAAAGTCACTGCCAAGAGACTGACCCAAGTTCTAAACTCAGAAGAAAATGTGGTGATATAATGAATGAAGATGATAATAATTATGATGATGAAGATAGATTGTACTACGAGGGATTGTCGCAGACAGAAACTCCTGTCGCAACACAAGATAGCACATTGCCCAAAGTAGTAGAACAGTATGTGACTAGTGCGGTAGAGGTATCAAAGTACAATGAAGTTCCTGCTGCGATGTCTTTCTATGTCTTATTAGGACAATTGGTAAAAGACATGGTAGCGATACCGCAGGGTAGACGTTTAGACGATACTCGTATTCAATTTATTTGGATGCAGACTTCTGGAACTGGTAAGTCAACCCTGTATGACTTCTTCGGTCCAGTGTCAAGAGAAACCTTTCAGATAGTAAATGAGAAGTATGGAACTAACTTTGACATATTCTCAGTTAAGGATACTACTGACGCAGCACTGATAGGCTCTATGGAGAAGATTCAGGAAACGATAGCAGATGAGGATGAACCACCTAGAACTGTATGGATACCACAACAGATAGATGGTGCATTAGAAGGTGATGGGTTAGCAGCCTATGATGAGTTTGAGTATTCAGGTGTTTTCAAGCAGTCTCAGCATAAAGAGAATGTAATCATGTATCTGAATACGTTCATGAACTCCCTTCATGGGGAGAACTGGATTATAACAAAGAAACTCAAAGATGGTGATACTATTGAATGTAGATGCCGTCGTTCATTGTTTGCCACAACTTACATTCCAAAGGCACTAACAAACGTTATTGCTGAAAAGGGTGTAATGCAAAGAACTGTAATTTACATCAAAGAAATACCACAGGAAGTACAGGAAGAACTGAGAGAGCAAATATTAGATGAGGTAGGAGTGATAAAGTCTAGAGATACTCCCATCAAGAAGTTCGCTGAGAATTTTGTAATCATCTATGACACTTTGAGAGAGCATTACATCAGCAGTGGTGAAGACCCATTGAGAACCGTAAAGTTCGGTAGGGGGTATGTTGATGCCCTGAAAAATGAATCTTGGAAGTTGAGTAAGTATGCTACAGACAGTAGACCAGAGGTGCTGGAAATCGCTGCTAATTTCGTAACTAGAATGAATCAAACCATGATTAAGTTGTCAGTTTTGTGCTGTATTGCGGAAGCACCTAACATAAAAAACAAAGATAGAAGGTTTATTGTTACCGAAAGACACGCACGACAAGCCTCCTCCATTATTCGACAATGCTATAAATCGCTTGTGTCGTGGCTAGACGTAGCATTGAAGGTGAAAACTCAGGCGTTGCATGAGAGAGTAGGCGTTAATGCGTTTAAGAAAGCGTACAGTGGACTGCTGAAAAAGGGAGATGATGGTTGGGTGAATAAGGCTCTTCTACTATCCAAAGTGAGGGAACAAACCAAAAAAGGACAAACCACAGTCTACAGAAACTTTAATGAAATTTCACATATGTTTGATAACAAAAAGATAGGAGTTAGAGCATATTTGAAACTAAAGGAGGAGAATAAGAATGAGTAAACAAGATACATATGAGCATCAATTTTTGGTGTTTCAAGTTAGTGACGGCCCAAAAGTGATTAATGAATCACTGAATACCTACGGAAAAGATGGTTGGTATCTATCAACTATGATTACCGTTGGAGCAGGTGAAGCCCTAGTTGCATGGATGGTTAAACCAAATATAATCCACGCACCGAACCCTGATGAAGCAAGGGCAAAGAAACTTGCAAACTTGTGGACAGGGGACAGTGGTGACGAGTGAACGTATTAGCCCTAGATATTGAAACGAAAAACTACTCACACGAAATAGGTGGGTGGGGTAATACCCATATGTTTCAAGTTTCTACGGTATGCACTTGGGATGGTAGTAATGGCACAGTCTACATCGATGAACCCATTGGTTCCATTAGAAAATCAGGAGTAGTCGTAAAGCCACTTTCGCAGTTG